AAACCATCCACAAGCGTGCGGAATAACCCAGGCCAGCGAATAAAGGCGTAGGTTACTAACCCGATGCCACCAAGTAGAACAGCGAATCTAGCTGATACGAAACCAGCCTCTTCACCTAGAGTTGAAAGTAGCCGGCCAGTCACAATCAGACGTAAACCTAAGACTAACGAAGCTAAACCGCCACCGACAGTTAGCAGCACTCCAGCTAGAACAGTACCTACAGCTGCTATTGCTGAGAAGTAACCAATAGCTCTACGTGTGCTAGGCGATAGATCGTTAAACCAATTGATAAGGCGAAGCACGTGTCTACCGATTTCAGCAAAGACAGGTAACGCTGCTGCACCTAACTCGATCATTACAGCGCGAAACTGATTCATAGCCTCAGCCAAACGAACGGCCGGAGTAGCCTGCAACGCGGCAGTTGAGCGGTTTAGTTCTCCAGTGTCGTTAGTGACCTGACGTAAGATTTGTCGAGCAAGACCTAAGTGATTAACATAAGCAACTAAGACGCGCCTCGCCTGGACGGTCGATTGAGTGTTGCCGATTTCTTTGAAGAAGTTAGCGAGGAAAACTGAACCCTCTTTTACTCTACCGCCGAAGTGGGCAACAACCCTTGCTGCAATATCAGTGAGCGGGATTAACCGCTGAACGCCATTTACATTCTTAGTTATCTCAATACCACGCTGACGTAAACCTTCGATAACACTCTTGCGAGAAAATGCTTCAAGCAATCGAGCATAGCCTGTAGCACCGATACGGACAGACGGGAATACGCGCGAAACGAACGCAATCGCCGAAGCCATTTGCACAAAGTTGTAATGAGCGCCTCTGGCCGCCGGCGCAGCCTGGTTCAAAGTAGCTACGAACTCACTCATGGTCAAGCGACCGAAACGAACGGCAGCTTGCATGGTATTTAGATCACGCGGTATTGTCTTGACAGTAGAACCGAAGTTGTTGAGGATAACGATACCGGCTCTAGTAGCTTCCTCTAAGTTAACAAGTCCGAAGTTCGCAACAACAACCTTGTTAAACTCTTTAAGAAGAGTAATACCCTGTCTTAGCTGACTAAGCTGATTACCTTTGAGGCTTACGCCTGAGAAAATCTCGTATGCGGCTCTTGCTTGTTCAGCTGGACTAGATACAACTCGACCAGATTTAACAAGCTGCATCACCTGATTCTGTAATGTGCGGCTTACGCGGAGAACACCTTGTACTCCACGTCCAGGTAATACTGCCTGCGTAGCTGCTAGTCTAATCTGTGTATTAAAGTCTGCGGCTTGTTTGGCGGCAATTCCTAGTGCAACAGTAGCAGCGCCGCCGAAGAAGATCATCGCTTGTCCAGCACGACGAATAGTTGTAGCTCTATTTCGCCAATCCTGTGTGCGAGAGTATCTTGCTTCGGCGGCGCTAATCCGCTGAATTTGTGCAGCATTTGCGGCTAGCTCTCCTTCAAGAGCTTTACTCGTCGCAATCAGTTGTGCTTCGCGCTCTTCTAACGCAGTAAGAGCTGCGGTTAATTCAGTACTCTTAGCTGTTAGAGTAGAAACGCTACCAGTCTGCTGTCTATAGCTAGCAGCTAACTTCTCGCCGTTCGCAGCGAGATTAATCTGCGTTTGTCGCATTCGTTGTAAGATACGCTCATGCTCTTCTAACGTGCGTCTACCAGCAGCAGAGAACGTACCGAGTCCGGCTTCTCTCGCAGTATCCACAGCCCGCTGCTGTGCTGCTATCTGTGCAGCGATCCTACGTTGTGCGATAGAAGCATCCTGGGCGGTCGTTTGCATTGTCTGACTTAACCGTGCCGCCGTTTCTCTGGACGATTCAAGTCGTCTTTGCAATTGCTGAATCTGTTTCTCATACAACGGGATAGGAGTCTGGCCGATTAAGAACTCCTGTGGAGGTATGTTTTGTTCCGCAGCAATTTGACGCGCACCTTCTAAGATGCGTTGTCGATGAGCTATCTGTAAAGGTAGAACGCGTTGCTGCGCAATTAGATCGCGAATGCGAGTTTGGCTACTCGCTAATGATTGTGCAGCTTTCTCTCTAGCTGATTGCTCGGCCCGTTGTAATGCAGCTAGCTCGCGTTCCATCTGCTGTAAACCCTGACGACCGACTGGAATACCAGTACCAGCTAAACCAGCTTTGCGTCCAGCATTTACAATAGCTTGCTGCGCGGCAATGGCTTTCATACCATTGGCTTGACCTCTTATGTTATTGCGGAGGTCACGCTCAATACCACCAAGCTTTGCACGTTCTCTAGTAAGACGTTGAGCGTTAGTAACCTGATTACCTAAAGCCCTTTCGTACTCTCGACCGCCGGGGCGAACAGCAGCGATCTGAGTTGCTAATCGCTGCTGCTGTCTAAGTATTTCTGTATTACGACGTGTTAAATCTGCGCCCGCGCGTGAACCAACGCGGGCACGAGTAGCAGCCATTCTGTCTAATTGAGCAGCGATACCACGCAACGGGCGCGTAGCACGATCCTCAATACGGACAGTTAAGAAAAGGTCACGGACTGTTAGGGCCACTTCTGCTTTCTTTTTCCATTTCGTATTCTCGGTACTTTGCTAGAGCGTCGCTTGCTGCGAGAAGTTTACGTATGTGCTTTGGATGTTGTTGCATTACCCCACCGGGGTTAGGTAGCACATGAAACATCTCGCAGAGCTGCGCTATTTCTAACCAATCATTTGCCTCGGCAACTATAGACTCTTCGACCCAGTGGTAGTCTCCTTCTGCTGTTGGTCGCCAGAATCCGTCTCTGGCACGTTCTGGTCGGAAGAGGAGTTGGATTGCCGCTTGAGAAAATCCTCGATTGTTTCATCATCCTCGTCTGCATTAAGATCGAGCATGATCTTTTCAAGTTCTGCACCCACCTTAGGATTAAGTTGTTTGAGTGCCATAGGGCTAGTGAAGTCGAGCTTAGTACCATTCGCGTCGGTTAAGTTATGATCGCCAATGCAGTAAGACAACTCGAAATGAGTAGCCCACTCATTGTCGCTAATGAACTCAACTGGGATTTCATCCCTCTGCTTACGTGCCTGACCCTTACGAGGAATCTCTTGCATCATCCGCTGTCTGAAAGCCTTATCACGCATGGTAAGCCGCATACCATACGGCAGCGGCCTAACCATGACGTAACCATCAGGCGGAGCAGAAGCTAAATCAACGCGTTCCCACTCAGAAGGATCAACTGTTACAACGGGCATTACACTCTCCTTGTGTATTGCTTTTAGAACTACGTGATGTTGGTCGGGCTAATGCACTCGATCTTGTAACCCGAACCACCAGTAATACCGATACCACGACCATTGATACGGGCCATGACGAGATCGCCCATACCACTCAAACCAACTTCATAGGTGTTGTACACCGTGTTGTAAACGTTGATGCGATAACCGCTAGTTGCTGCACCCCACGTTCCACCAGAACCGCCAGGAATGATAGCCTCGAAGCGCAACGCTCTCTTGTTGGCAGCAACGAAGTTATCGTACTCAGTGCGGCTAGTGAAGTCCTGCTCGGTATCGTAGCTAACCTCAGTGATACCGTACTTGACGTAAGTAGCAGAACGATCGCGGTTAAGCCTATTCTGAGGCTCACCGTTGTGGTTAGCAGTAAACGTGTAACCGTTGAACGTTGTGTCGGCAGTAGCAAAACCAGGTGCCGTGCCGGCCGCATCAACATACAACTCATGTGCGTCTGCACCGAACAGAGCAGGTGCAAACCAAGTAGGAGTTGCGAGAGAGGCATCGAAGGGCTGTTCCTTAAGTCCCAGAATCGACATCGTGACTCTACCGATACCATTCTCCAAAGTAAACGCGTACTGGTTTACAACACAACCAGTGTAAAGGAAGCCAACGTTGTTACGGATAACTCCAATGCTGATTCCCTTTGCAGAACCGCCTGGATACGTAGAACCCTTCTTACTCGGAACAGCAGAGTAAGTGTAAGGGCCAGTACCCGACTTAGTAACCGTGTGACGAGACGGGTAGAGGAAGTACGGTAAGAAACGCCCATCGACTTCCATCGTGATCTCACCCTCAACGTGGTAGTAGCTCTGCTTCACGTCGAAGTGAATCGCCTCCTGCCTAATCTGCTCGGAGTAGTACCTGTTAGGCTCAGTGTAAGCGATGCTTTCATTCAACACTGGAACCCAAGCACCTACACCAGCAGCCGCAGGGTCGTTAGGAGTACCATACGTAGATTCAATACCTACGTATACTGCACCTGCACCACCGATATCAGCATCAGCCATTAGTCGTCACCTCCCTTCTCTTTGCTAGCAACTGTAGTGACTTTGATAGTCTTGCTCTTCTGGAAGTATTCATGAACAGTTTTACCAGTCTCTTCCTTGAAAAGAGCGGCAGTTTCGTCATCGACTTCAACACTACCACCGTTCTCAACAGCGAGTCCGAATCCAATACCAATGATTGCGCCCTTCTCGGCTTGCTCGAAATCGGCCTCGATCTTATAACCCATTCTACCCTCCTTCCTTACTTAAATCGCGATTGCGATTTTGCGGTGAAACCTAAGCGAGTGCTTACCACAGCGGTATCTTTGCTGATCGGCATAGCACCGAAGTTCTCGGTTTCAACGAAGGCGTCAATGAACCGACCACCAAAGCTTAAGTCATCTTCTAGCAACTCAACGACTCTAGTGGCTAAGAGAAGATCTTCGTAACTGCGAACCTGCTTACTTTCATCTAGGTTAGCGTGCATGATGTAGATGTATGCACGCAGAGCGATAGCAAACGTGTGAGTACCATGAATCATTTTATCCGTAGGCCCCGGCTGTATTTGAACAGCCGGGTACTCCGGAATTAACTGTTCATCGTACTTAGCTACGTATGCAAACTCGAGATCACTATCCTCGAGTAGATCAGCAACAAACTCAACCACTTGCTCGGGTCGAGTCAAGTATGAGTTAGTTACGACAGGAATGGCCCGAACTTCCCACCGATTATGGATTGCGTTCTACCAGCGTGCGGGCCTCTTGTATGCGTAATCGAACGTGTCTTTTCAAACGAGATTTCAACACCCCGATCAAACCAACTATCGAACGCCTCGTAGATTTCACCAACCGCGAAAGCACTAAGGCCGATGAACTGACGTTGAGGGAGGTTTTTACCTCTACCCATACCACCGAGATGCTTACCACCTTTACCGCCTGCATGACTATCGCGCCACTCGGCTTTCTTAGCCCTAAAAGCTAAGATGGTTTCAGTATCTCCAGTGCCGCTTTGATGATACGCACCATAATCGGGAAGTACCTCGGGATTGAAAACAAGCAGATCATCGCCAACAACTGCCCAAGCTGCTGGCGAAGTCGCTGCTCTTTCCAAATCACCTTCCCTGTATAGAATATCCTCTGGATAACCCTGATTGATCTTACTTTCTAAGTAATCAGGATCAAGAGGAACCCACGGTG